CAGACGGTAAAATCTTTGAAGACAAAGGTAAGTACCAAGCTCACTTGCGTAAACTGGCTATTGCCCGGCGTGCTGAAAAGAAGGTTCAGCAGATGGAAGCCGAGCGTGAACAGTTCCTTGACAATATGGGGCAAGTCAAAAGCCTTGCTGAACTGAATCAGTTTATCAAAGACAATTGGCGTTGGTTCTGGGCTAACGGCGCTCAACATGAATTCTACAGGTGGGGTAGCAATAAAGGTAAGGCACCGGACTTTCACGAATACCATGATGTGAGCATCATTGACTTGTTCTGGAAAGAAGACATGAGTAACAGTCATTCTTGCCCACGCAAAGGTGTTCAAAACTTTGATACCCGTGCTGACTACAACAAGGGCAAGCCAACTGGATATCCTGGCTGGCAAGCACGTATCAATATCAAAGTCAAGCCACCAATGAGTAAGCATAAGAAGGATCCTTACATGCATGATGGTTTTGGTAGTAGTTACTTCCACGACACTATTATCAACACTGGATCTGGTGGCGGAGGTGGCAAACACAAGAACGAATACGTCAGCTACAGCTATGATGTGAAACTCTTTGCCGCAGACTTCCCTGCAATGTATGAACAACATCGTAAGGATCAGTGGATTCAGGAGAAGAATGCAGAACGCCTTCATGTTTGGCGAGAACTTGGTGGCAAGGGTTTACCGCAAAGTGTCACAGAACAAGATATTCCGTGTGATTTTGAAGTTAGTGACCCACTGAAAGGTGATTTCGGTCGTACAAATTGGTAAGTGTTGGTAGCACTTTAGGGGACTTCGGTCCCCTTTTTTTGCCTATCGATTTGTCATTCAATATACTAATATGCTATAATATTGAATGGATTTTAAAACATTAAATGATGTAGCCGGGTGGATGCTTACTAACATACGGTTAAGTAGGTATGATGAACAGTTTGTCAACAATTTAACTTTCTACACACTACAATACAATAGAATAACTAGTAATCAGGATTTATTGTTTAAAAAAGTTACCAGCAAATACAAAAAACAATTTACGCACAATAAGATTGTAGTAGAAGACTTATTAAAGTTGCCGTGGCATGTAAATATAGTACCCAGTATTCCTGAATATACCGGCGCCTCTATTACAATAGAAAATGACAGAATTATTTTCCGATCACCGTATAACAAAAACTTTTTAACGGCTCTTAGAAAAAACCCGTTGTACACACTAAAATGGGATAAAGACAAACGACAGCATGAGGCAAAATATAGCCCTACCACGTTAAAACAATTGATGTATCTATCAGCAGATTATTATGATACTTTGAATTACTGTGCTAATATTACAAACATAATCGATAGTCTAGGAGAATATGAAACAATTAAGTATTGGGTGCCAACATTGATATATAAAGATAGTGGCTATTATATTGCCGCTATGAACGAACATCTTTATAATGCAATTAAAGATGTCCAAATAACAGATGAATTAAAAACTATAGCCATTCTAGTGAAGTACGGAGTCAATATTGATAACTCAGTAATCTCGCACTTTTTAGAAACTGAACCATTAGAGAAGGTTCATTTTGCATCAAGTTTTGAAGCACAGGTTGAAATTAAAGATGCAAATACAATTATGAATTGGTTATGTGAGTTTGGATGTGATGCTATTAGTGAGCCCAAATCATTTTTGACTAAGAACACTATTCAAGTCGATGACACTGATATAACTATATGCAAGAATCCTAAAGACTTGATAAACTATGATAATCCTGTTATAGTTTATCAGAAGGGTACTTTTTCATTAGCAAGTGAAAAGCCCCTAAAGTTGTTTAAGATAATCAAATTCATAAACTCAGAGCCAGTCGATTTAGGACCCAAATGAAACAATGTAAATTAATAATTAAAGATGAAGTAAACGCTAAGATTGAAGGATTGGAATTAGGTGATCGCAAGACACTAATGAAGATGTTTGAGTTTGAGGTGCCGGGTGCGAGATATTTGCCGAGTGTCCGATTAGGTAGATGGAATGGCAAGACAAGCTATTTTAGCTTAGGAGGCAGTACATACATTAATCTGTTACCAGAGATACTACCTCTATTAGATCAAGCAGGATACGATATTGATTTAGAAGACACTAGAGATTATAAAACTACTTTTGAGTTCACTAAAGTCACAGAAGATACCTTCAAACACAAAGTATGGCCAGCAAAGCATCCAATGGCAGGACAGCCTATCGTACTACGTGACTATCAAATCGAAATCATTAACAACTATCTAACAAGCCTACAAAGTCTACAAGAGATTGCTACAGGTGCAGGTAAGACATTAATCACTGCGGCACTGAGTGCAAGCATCGAACCATATGGTCGTTCAATTGTCATTGTCCCTAACACAAGTCTTGTTACGCAAACAGAAGCTGACTATATTAACTTGGGCCTTGATGTAGGCGTGTATTACGGTGGTAGAAAAGAATACGACAAGACACACACTATCTGCACATGGCAAAGTCTTGGCAACATGTTAAAGAAAACAAAAGCGGATGAAGCAGAAGTTCCCTTTCAGGACTTTATTGAAGGGGTAGTTTGTGTTATCGTTGACGAGGTTCACCAAGCTAAAGCTGATGTATTGAAGTCATTACTCACTGGTGTCATGAGTCAGATACCAATTCGCTGGGGTCTAACAGGAACTATTCCTAAAGCTAAAGCTGAATCAATGTCATTGACAGTGAGCTTAGGTCCTGTTATCGGTAGTTTATCAGCAAGCACTCTACAAGAGATGGGTGTGTTGAGTAATTGCCATGTCAACATCGTTCAACTACAAGACAGTGTAGAGTTTACCAATTATCAAAGCGAACTTAAATTCTTGACTAGTGATGACAAGAGGATGCAAAAGATTGCTGAGTTAGCAAATACTGTAAAAAATACGGGTAACACATTGATTCTAGTTGACAGGATAGAAGCAGGTCAATTATTGTATCAGAAATTAACCGAAGACAATAGTTTTGCAATTCTAAAAGACAGTGTGGTATTCGTATCAGGTGGCACTAAAGGCACAACTCGCACAGAACACTATGATGACATTGCTACCGCTACTAACAAAATTATCATTGCTACATACGGTGTTGCGGCAGTTGGTATTAACATTCCTCGTATCTTTAATGTGATGCTATTAGAACCGGGCAAGAGTTTTGTAAGAGTTATTCAGTCAATCGGTCGTGGCATTCGTAAAGCAGAAGACAAAGATTTTGTGCAGATTTGGGATATAACAAGTTCATGCAAGTTTGCTAAACGACATTTAACACAACGTAAAGCATTCTACAAGGATGCGTCATACCCGTTTTCAGTTGAAAAATTAAAATATAAGTGATATAATACATTATGCGTATACTTACATTAGAAAATTCTTATTACAACTTAGAGACCTTACCCGAAGAGATTGATGATCTTAGATTTGCTATACTAGATAATTCAAATCCTAACAATGTAGATTATCATTATATCCCCTTGATCTTTTTAGAATCCTTTAACAGCCCCGCACTTGTATTGCGAATAGGAAATCAAACTATCAAAATGCCAGTAGACTGGCAAATACTTATCGGTGAACAAGAACACGGTGATTTAGAGACACTACCACTGACTAGCATCAATGATAGGGGATTTAATGCATTCGAATTTAATCCTCTTAGTGCATTCAGTCCTAGCTTCTTACCCATAGAGATAGTAGATATATACCATGATGTAACTTGGTATGCTCCTAGATTGAAGAACGGACAGTTCTTGTGTGTTCCTATCGAAGATGGTATTAAGCCAAGATGCGTATATTTTGTAAAAGAAGTTAGTCGTAATTGTGAAATTGTAGATTATAGTCAGGCGTTTTAATATGAGTTGCAATCACCAAAGAGAAATCAGTCGTTGGGTCGGAGAAGATATTTGGAATGACGACGGTAGTTCGGAACACTCTGGGCATTGGGAATACGACTCAGTATCCACTACTGTGGATATAGACCTCCACCGTTACAAGTGTACAATGTGCAATGAAGTAATGTATTATTCAGGCCGTGCTAGACAGTACTATGAAGAAGGTGTTAAGTTTGATTGGATCAAAGGACTACACTAATGGCAACTAAAAAGAATACTCCAGTCGATGAAAAATTTGAAGGTCAAGACTTCAACATGTTCGAAGCACTTGCAGCTATGGATAGAAAAGACTACGGTTACTATGATAGACTGACTCCTGAACAGCAAAAAAAGTTTGTACCGTATATGATGACACATTGGATGAGCACTATCAAAGGCGCATCTGACATTCAAGGATATTATTTACGAAGCACTGATTGCCATGCGAATAAACACTTATTCAATGAATATGTACAGAAGCATCCTAAACTACAATGGTACATGTTATGCACAGTAAGCCCTGGATTGGGAAAACAAGATCACAAATGGATACCGCAATTAGGTGTTAGTATTCGCACTCTGAGAGAAACAGCTAAGTTAAAAGATGTTAAAGAATATTTCACGAAGATATATCCTAAAGCAAATGTAGATGATGTGACTGAGTTTTCTAACACTTTTGTAGCCGAACACAAAAAGAAATGCTATCTAGCCAATCTATATCCTAATCTCAAGCAAAGCGACATTGAAGTTTTATCACAAATGATAACAAATGAAGATATTAAACAGTATGAAAAAGAAAGAGGAAATTGACAAAGCTGAATCATATGGGTGTGAATTTTGCAATAGACAATTTTTACGAAAATCTACAATTGTTAAACACTTATGTGAGAACAAACAACGATGGTTAAACAAAGATCTCCAAGGCAATCGTCTTGGATTCCAGTCTTGGCTGCAGTTCTATAAAAAGAATACTGCAAGTAAGAAAAACAAAACCTACGAAGAATTCATTCGTAGTGCATACTATAGTGCTTTCGTAAAGTTTGGTAATTACTGTGCTGATGTTAACGTTATCAATGTAAGTAGATATGCAGATTGGTTACTTAAGAATCAAATTAGCATTGACACTTGGACAAAAGATACAAACTATACAAAATTCCTAATTGAGTATTTACGCAGTGAGGATCCATTAGACGCAATCGCTAGAAGTATTCAAACAACGATTGACCTTGCTCAAATCGAACAAATACAAAGTAAAGATTATTTGCGTTACGGTAATGTAAATAAAATATGCTATGAAATCACTAAAGGAAAAATCAATCCATGGATTCTATATCAGTCTGAAAGCGGTTTAAAATTTTTAGATTGTTTGAACGAATCACATGTTGATATGATAATTGACTACATTAATCCGGAATTATGGAAAATTAAATTTAATCGAGAACCAGAGAATGTCAGCACAGTTAAAGAAATCCTCACAGCCGGTGGGTACTAGAGTAAGAATCTCTTGGATAAAAGGAGATACTGTTACTGATTGGAATGAAACCTGTGCACAGGCAATAGAAATGTTTGGGCTGCCGGGAGACAAATTTACTACTCAACTAACAGAGGATCATTTAGATTTCATTTTCAAAGATGAAAAAGATGCTATGATGTTTGAATTATGTTGCGGTTAAGTAGAATCAAAGCATGGGTTCGCAAAAAGCGAGCCGAGCGTAAACTCAAAAAGAGTGGGTACAAGTCATGGGAAATGTACAGACGCATGAACGACCCTGATATTATGTATCATGCTCACAGAGTAAAAGACTATTATCATGGGTACAAGTACGTTCACTGTATTGAAAACAGAAATCATCACGCCTACGAATTGATTTACGACTATGGCCCCGGCGGCATAAAGTACGGTGCTTCTGATATCTACGACTGGTGTGAGAAATATGCAAGGTTTAAATGTCGTGTAGATGAGCATAGAGTCATCAAGTATCCATCTACTGGAATGGAGTGGGAGTTTAACGATCTTGGTGGAGGTGATTATATATTTGTTGCCTTTAATAACGAAAAAGATTACATGATGTTTTTATTGCGATGGGCATGACTGCAACTGTGCAACAATACCGTCATTTAGATTACGAAGTTTTGATTCATAAGGATCGGCATCACGCGGCTATGCAGTGGTGTGAGGAACAATTCGGTAGACGTTGGGAAGCTATTGGTTATAGGGCAGGAGTTTGGACAGTGTTCTGGTGTGGTGGAGAATCGTTTGACCAATATAGATTTTGTTTTGCACAGGAAAAAGATATGATTTGGTTTAGGTTGAAATGGCAATAAAATATCACACAGAACACTATGATTGGACTAGAGGTTGGGAAGATGACCATCCATATTGGCATCAGCACGAAGTACTTGCCCAAAATCAAACTGAGCTAGATTTGTTGCATAAGGAAGTAGTACATTGGCTGTATAAAAACATAGATAATCCAAAGAGACATTGCCGTTGGTATAGACATGTATTAGGAATTAGTGTAAAATTCAGATATGAGCGAGACTGTGTATGGTTTAAGTTGAGATTCTGATGATAACAAGTATTTGGAAACATGAAGATGATATTTGTCCCAAAGTTAGTGGGCATTACCTAGCCTATAAATTACCATCATTTGGTGATAGCGAAGAAGGCTATGGATTGTATTATTGGGACAACTATTACACAGAATGGCGAGAGTCTAAAGCTCCGCACTCACATTCTATTAAAGTCAGTATTTGGACACCATGTCCCGAACACGATCCAAACAATCATGTTTCACGGCAACCACTACCAGCAGAACTCAATGCCTGGAAGAATGTATGTGATGCGATTGACCATTTTAACATAATTACAAAGTTGGTAAAATGAAAATACTTAAAGACGTAACTGAAGGTATAGAACCTTTCCCGTTCCTTTCGTACCAACAAGCACTCTGGGACCGGCTGAGTCAGGGTGGATTCAAACAGGGTCAAATGAGTTTGTATAGTGCGGTGCAGCAGACTGGCAAGAGCACTTTTCTAAAATCTGCTTACTATAACAACCTTTGCAAAGAAATTATGTTACCTATGAAGCCAGCGCCCAAGTATAAGTTCAGTCGTGCCAAGTGGTATGAAGCAAAAGTGCCCAGAGACCAACAGGCAGCATTTGCATGGTGTGTAAAACAATTTGGTCCTGAACCCAAGAACACTGACGCATGGACACGATGGTATTTCAATGTTGATAGAACGTTTAGATTCCGTGATGCCGAAGACTATGAATGGTTTCTGTTGAGGTGGTCGTGACTAGAGTTACAATTACTTGCCCGATTACCTGGCACGAACGATGCACATGGATAGAAAAGAATTGTAAGAACTATGTAGATAGAACAAATTGGTCGATGTGGCAAATAGCACAAGATGACATTTATTTTGACGTAGAAGATAAAGACGCAGTTTGGTATAACTTAATGTGGGAATGAATATGACTGACAATGAATTGATTGATTACACTATTAAATTTGACAACGACCCTGTTCGTGTCAGACTTGCTACATATATGGATCGGCATCCTGGAGCTATCCTAGATGATCTTGAACGAGCGGGCATGGATCAAACAGACTGCACCTTTAGAGATAAAGATACATGCAATGATTATCTTCCTGGGCAATACATCAGTCATCTTGAAAATGAGATAGAATATCTCAATGAACAACTAAAGCAAGCACTAGACGAAATTGAAGAAATGAAAACGATGAAGGTCAGTGAATTGATTGAACAATTGAGACAAGAAGTTCTTACTGAAAAATACATGAGAGAAGCCGCAGAACGTAGTCGTTACAATGCACATCAGGAGAAGGAAGAAATGAAGAACAAACTAGACATGTGGGCAGTCTTAAACAGATGACTACTCCATTCACGCATAAAACAGAACACTACTACGGTAGTGAACGAAACATTCACACTGTATCTTGGAGGGGCAAGGGCGAAGTTGACGGTAATGAGATTCGTGCTTGGTGTATTGAAACATTAGGCCCTGCAGGATATCAAGATGATATTGAACGAACTCGTTGGCTAGATAATATCTCAGAACAAGGTGAAATCTTCTTGTGCAACGATGAAGACCTGACATTGTTCTTATTACGGTGGGACTGATGGAATACTTTTATAGTGGTGGGGGTAATAATCGCCCATACTTTATGTATAGATTTAAAGTAAAAAAGTGTACTACTGATATGTACCAGTGGGCAGAAGAATATCCTGAGAAGGGTTGCTTCAGTCGCTTTCATGTCGAGTGGGCTAGTGTATACGGAACAATGGATAGTCCAAAAGAATATGACGTGATTCAGTTTGAGTGGAGTGAAGCCGCAAAAGTCTTTAGAATCGCATTCGCAGGTGAGTATGAAGAAATCACAATGAAGGAATACATATGTCAGACTTAGTAGAAGACATTGCAGGAGAGATGAGTAGAATCTTAGCAGAAGAAATTGATAGAGAAATTATGTTAGACATGTTAGTAGCGACTGGTTGGACTAAAGTTGAATTAGACCGATTGAAAGACAGATATGAATCCATCGACATTGAACTATGGATTGATGAAAACTGTACAGGTAAACACACTAAGTTAGGCAGAACATTTGCCTTTGAAAAGAAGCAAGATGCTGAATGGTTCATTCTAAAATGGCTGTAAACTGGGGTCGTAGCATAGGCTGGAACATTG